ACTTTTGTTGGCCTTGCACGAAGCATTGAGTCAGCAACAACTCAAATGAACAACATTGAAGCGACTATGCGTGTTGCTGCTGGAAGTTCTCAAGCAGCAGCAGAGCAAATCGCTTTTATCAGGGAAGAGTCTGAACGATTAGGACTATTCTTCCCAACTGTTGCCAAACAGATGGCACAGTTCTCAGCAGCAGCGCGTGGCACAAGCATTACTAGTGAAGAGTTGAAGATGATCTTCACAGGTATCTCAGAAGCCTCTCGTGCTATGGGTTTGACAGCGCCAGAAGCCGAGGGTGCTATGAAAGCCCTCCAACAAATGATGTCCAAAGGCAAAGTCTCTGCTGAGGAACTTAGGCAGCAGCTCGGTGAGCGGATGCCCGGTTCTATTCAGATCATGGCCGCATCACTTGATGTGACCACACAAGAGCTCTTTAAGATGATGGAGAACGGCGAACTTCTTTCCGATGAGGTTCTGCCTAAGTTTGCAAGAGAACTTATTAAAACTTTTAGCGGCGAAGCAAGTTTACAAGCTGAAAAGATTGCTGCTTCTATACAAAGGCTTCAAACTGCTTTTTTCAACTTAATGGCGCAAGGTGATCTATCTGGAGCAGCAAATGCTATAGATAGGTTAGCTATTACAATAAGCAACCCAGAATTTCAGAAAGCATTTGACTCCTTTATTCAAGGGCTGGCTGAACTATCTGACATAATAACTAAAAATATAGATAAGATTGCAAACCTTATTGCAATACTGACTGCTGGAGCAGTAGTAAGAACTTTGATAAAAATGGGCGCTGCTTTAGGTGCAGCAGGCTCAGGCGTTGCTGCATTAACAGGATTGCTTGCTTTACTAATAGTCGATTTACTAGATGCAGAGAACAAAGTATTAGACCTAGAAGGTGCTTTAAGAGATCTAGGTGGAGCAGGAGATTTTGTAGCAGACGTATTGTCTACTTATGATGACATAATTAACTCTGCATTAGGCCCAATAGTGGATTTAACTAACTTCCTTATGGGTGCAGAAAAGGCTGCTGATAGTGCCGCTGATAGCGCAAAAAGTTTTTCAAAAGAAATACAAAAAATCTCTGGGCCCGAAAAGTTAACAAATGTTATTCTAATAAACGATATGCAATTTGCTGGGACGCTCGACTCGTTCAGTGGAATTGATCTTACTGTGAAAGAGATAAACGAAAACTTGTCTGTATTCGATGACATGATGTTGGCAATCGGGGATTCTGTTAGAGATGTCTCTGACACTATGGAAACCGGAATCGGAAATGCTCTTGAAGACTTGATTGTCAGGGGCGAAGAAGCTAAAGATGTCTTCAAGCAATTAGCTGCGGAAATCTCTACAGCTATATTTAGACAGCAAGTTATAGACCCAGCAGCTAGCGCTATTACATCTGCAATAGGAGGATTCTTTCCGGGAGGCGGTCAAACAGGAGGGCAGGCGGCAACCACAGCGCAAATGTCTAACATGAGCTTTATTCCGCAAAATGCAAATGGAGGTAATGTGTTTGGCGGGTCTCCTAGCATAGTCGGCGAGCGCGGCCCAGAGCTATTTGTCCCCGGACAAGACGGACGAATTATCCCTAATCATCAAATGGGCGGTGGTGGCGACGTCACTGTTAACATCATCAACCAAGGTGGTGAGCAACTAGAAGCACAGCAACAACAGACGCGACGCGGCCCTAACGGTGAGCAGACGGTTGACGTTATGGTTAAGTCAAGCATGGAGCGTCTTGACTCACAGGGTCAGCTAGATGGCATCTTCCGTCGTCACGGCGCACAAAGACAGGGGCAATTCTAATGGCAGTTTGGCCTACATCTTTACCACAAGAAATCCATCAGAACGGATTTAACATTGAGTTTCAAAATGGCGCTATCCGCACGGAAATGGACACGGGCAAGCCTTTTCAGCGCCAGCGCTTTACAGCAGCCGTAGAGCCTTTCTCTGCAAGAATCTGGCTGACCCAAGACCAGTACAAGACGTTCGACACTTTCTACCGTGACACGCTAGGACACGGCGCTTTAGAGTTTGATTGGAAACACCCTGTTACTGGTCAAGCGGCAACGATTAGATTCGATGCAAGCAGCCCACCGCGTTTAAGCGCTCTTAGCGGAGATCAGTACCAAGTACAAATGAATCTTGAGGTTATCCCGTAATGGCACTTTCACAAGGCGCATTACAAGCAGTTTTAGCATCTGCTACAGAGAAAGTATTTCTTGAGTGCTTGACTATTGAGCATACTGATATAACCACAGTACGGCTAGTCAATGACTCACAAGATTTAGAAAGATCAAGCGGCACTTTCAGCCACTTTCCTTTTAGAGTATCTGCTGCAACGCAAACGCAAGATCGCCCTCCGGCTATAAACATTACCGCTGACGCTGTTGACCAAAGGATTGTGTTTTCCCTTAGGCAGCTAGCAGGTTCTCGGGAGCTAGCAAAGATTACTTACGAGGTTGTTCTTGCAGATACCCCTGACACAGTAGAGTTTGGCCCTGTCAGTTTTGAGTTTGACAGCATGTCTGGTGACTCTGCAACTAAAATTGTTATAAGAGCATCATTCTTAAAAGGCGCTCTTAACGACGCATTTCCAAAAGACCAGTTTGCTCCAAGCAATGTCGCTCAGTAAATATCGACCTTACGTTGGCGTAGAGTATGAGCCGCCGCATGGTTGCTTTAGGTTAGTAGAGCAAATTTTCCGTGGCGTGTATAACATTGATTTAGGCGGGGCTGATGATGGGCTTGAAAACGCTGAAAGCAGAGACAGGACTGCAAGAGTCCAAAAGAAATTATCAGAACTTAGCATTCAGATTGAAGAGCCGCAAGAAGGCGATGTGGTAATCGTGAGAGGACGCCCTTGGCACATAGGCGTAGTTATTGATCCTCCCATGATGCTCCACAGCTACAACGGCGGCACAAGCTGCATAGAGAATTACACAGATTGGCGTTGGGTCAATCGAATAGAAGGGTTCTATAGGTATGTCGGTAACAGTACAGGCAAGTAAACATCCGCTAAAACCTGATTGGGTCTATGCCGATGTTGACGCAGGCCAGAGCATCTATCAGATTGCTGGCGGTGCGCCTGTAGCAGCCTACATTAACGGATATGAAGTTGCAGAAGAACTGCATAGACTGACCTTTGTAAAAGACGGAACGCACGTCACTCTTTGGCCTTTACCTCAAGACGGAGATATTCTTCGGTCTGCGGCTTTGATTGCAGTTGCTGTTTTTGCACCTCAGATCGCGGCGTCTCTAGAATTGGGGGCCACAGCGACCAAAATAGCCACAGTAGGTATTGGTATAGCTGGCTCAATGGCAGTCAATGCATTGATTCCGCCTCAAATGCCAGAGCAGCCTGCTACTGGTGAATCCTTTAATCGGCTTGAGTCACTGACTGGGACAAGCAACCGTGTTGCAGCATTCCAACCAATACCTAGACTTTACGGCGAGTTCAAGATGTTCCCGCCAGTCCCTATGACTGCCAAGCCGTTTACTGAAGTTGTAGGCGATGACCAGTATCTTCGGATGCTAGTTTGTCTTGGTTATGGCCCTCTTGAGATTGGAGGCAAGGAAGTTGGAGAAGGCAGAGCTAGCATAACTGAAAATGACGTGCTTGCTGGTGAGCCTATCAAGATTGGTGAGACAGACATCAACCTTTTCGATGATGTTGAGTATGAAGTTGGCCGTCCTGACCAAATCAGTCTTTACAGCAATCAAGTTATTGAGAGTAACCCAGCTTTTACTACAAGCAACGATCAGTTTGAAGGCATCGAAGATAACGGAAGCGTTACTAAAACAGACAACGTATCTGCTACGAGAACTACAGACGTAGACGCTGATGAGATTAGCATTGATTTTGCTGGTGCTCTCTACTCTGTAAACAAGGATGCTAAGACAACCTCTGCGTCAGTTGACTTTAAGATTGAGTATCGAGAAGTAGGCGCGACTAACTTTATCGTAGAGAATGCTAATTTCACTGTATTCTCTAGTCAGAAGCAGACTATCCGTAGAGGCTTCAGATGGAAAGTCCCTAAAGGACAGTATGAAGTCCGAGTTACTCGATTAGAAACAACACACGCTAACACAAGCGCTGTACAGAACGAATTGACTTGGAGCGCTCTTCGCACCATCAGAAGTGTAAGAGGCTTTGATGTTGACAACACAGTGGTCATGGCATTGCGTATCCGCGCAAGCGATCAGCTCAACGGTCGGATAGAAGACTTATCTGTTAAGGCCACCTCAATCCTTGAAGTTTACAACGGCACAAGCTGGACTGAGCAAGCAACAAACAATCCAGCGTGGATATTCTCTGACATTTGGAAAGGCACAGCTAACCGCAGGCCGATTGAAAGAGAAACTCTTGATGCCGATGCTTTGCTAGATTGGGCAAACTTCTGCGATACAGAAGGGTTTGCTTACAACGCAATCTTTGACAGCAAAAGCACTACGCTAGAGAGCGCAGCCCAAGTGGCTGGTGCTGGACTCGCGTCTTGGGCATTTAACCCGGACTCGAAAGTATCCGTTGTACGGGATGTAGTGCAGTCTGTACCTCGCATGGTAATTAGTCCACGAAACAGCTTTGACTTCAGCTTTGAGACAAATGCTGTAGAAGTCCCAGAAGCGCTTAGGGTTAGATTTGTTAGCGATCAGACATTTGAAAATGCTGAGCGTCTGGTCTTTGACGATGGCTTTGATGAGACTAATGCTGAACTCTATGAGACGCTACAGGCTAAAGGTGTAACAAGCCCCGACCAAGCCTGGAAGTACGGGCGCTACCACATTGCCCAGCAACGCCTACGTCCAGAGCGTTATAACTTCAATCAAGATGTCCAGCACCTACGGTATAGTCGCGGTGATCTGCTGACCCTCCAGCACGATGTGATTGCTGTAGGCTTAGGCGCAGGCCGTATTAAGGAAGTTGTCTCTGACACAGAGATTGTGGTAGACGAAGTATTTGCCGACCAAGGCATCACTAACTACGGCGTTAAGATTCAACACCAAGACGGTAGTGTGTCTGTAGTAGGTTGTACGCTCGGTGCAGGCCCAACTAATAACACGGTCTTCCTAGATTCACC